CCGGATCCAAAGAAATCAATAATTTCTGTTCGAATTCGACCAAGATCTTGATCAAGCGTATCTCTTGGAACGCTTACAAGTCCAGTAGGTGTTGCATTGTCTTTTCCAAAAAAGTTTTTGTTCCACTTACCCATAGACAGATCACCGGACACTTCCGTCATGATTGCTGCTAACGGGCTTAGTCCTCGACGAAGATCAAACGGATGCACCAAACGTGAATAACAAATATATTCACTTGAAATTATCTCTGGTTGTTTAGACGAATCTGCACTAAAAAGAAACCCATCAATGAATTTCTCAGGATGTGCCTTTGGAGTAATCCACCACGATGGAACAGGCCAAATTTCACTAATTTCATTGTTCTTGCCACGACCGGGAATAATGTACAGGTATGCTTCACCACTCAGCAATAACTGCCATATCCAAAATTGAACCAAAAATGTTCGACCCATCATAGGGTTCGGCTTTTCCCACCGAACTTCAAACGGGTGATTGATGACTTCTTCGTCACTCTCGTCTTTTTCTTTACGCTTAACGACTTTAAGGCGAGCAACGCTAGCTTCATTAGCGATTGCACTAATACTGCGGAACACAATGTGTTGTTGAACCGCCTCTTTTGCAGGACCAATATTGTTTTTTTCGAGGTCAAGACGATCTCGCTCAACCGTTGACCATCCCGGGAATGACATATATCCTTGCCCAATTCCTCCTGATCCGCCAAGGCTTCCCGGTTTCACGGGTGGTCGTCGTTTAATACCAAGCCACGATGATAATCGATTGATTAATGTTTTATCTTCCATGCTTACCCCACCTGATATTCATGAAGCACATTAAGCACCGAATGCTCCAATGGCTGATGACGTTCGTCCAATATGATACCATCCAATGGCGAGTGCCATGACATAATCATCGTGCGCTCCGCCCGGAGCACCGTAGCGTGTAGACCCCGAAGGAAGCATACTTTGTTCGTAAGATTGTAGTTGCTCAATAAGTATTGGGTCATTAAGAATAGCAATATTGCGCTGCTCGAACGCTAATGCCAATGTGTCGATGATCGCCGACTTGCTTTGGTTCGTAGTGTAGAACCCTCGGACAGCAATGCCTTGTCGATTCATCTGCTCAAGCATTGGCTGACCAATAGAGTTTTGTTCAACGTAACACATTGGTCTATGAAATCGTTTCCAAATTGTTGTTATTCGCTCAATTTGTCTAGCAAACTCCATTCGACCATATGTGTCGATTGCTGCGACGCTTCGTGTTGTTGCGTTGATTACAACAACAACTGTGAAGTCTGTTGTTCTTCCCCAGTCTATTCCAATAACGTATGTATGATTGTCTGCACCTTGTTGTTCCTGTCGTGCTGTTGCGCATTCCATTACGTTTCTGAATACCCCTCCCCCATCGTCAAGAAACTCTGCTAACCATTCTTGACGATATGTTCGATCACTGACACGAGTTTGAGCAGATAATGCTGCCGCTTTAATAGTCGGCATTGGATTATCACTTGAGGGCGCACGAAACGCACCGTACCCACGCTCTCCTCGTTGTCCACGTGTCCATTCACGCCAAAACCAATTTTTGCCTTTTGGCGTAGAAATGCATAATGCAATTCCGTCATAGTCGGCAAGCGTTGGTTGAATTGTCTCTGCCCAGACGTCTTCTTTGATGCGTGCAGCTTCGTCTATGATTACTGCATGGAACTTTTCACCTAAGATGCCGACTGGATTATCAGCCGAGAATAATCCAATTCTTCCTTCGTTAGGAAAAATAATTTCTGAGTCAGCTTTACGAATCGTTATCGCTTTTCCAAGTGGAGCTACTGTTTTTTCTGCAAACCTCCATAGCGGCCTTGTATTACGATATGTTGGAGCTATCCAAGCAACACTTGCTCCAGCTGATGCCCATGATACTGCACATGCACCCGCCATCACTGTCTTGCCCCACCGACGGCCCATTGCAATGAATTTATACTTTGCTGGGTGCGTTGCAATTGCCCATTGATCAGAACGTAATCGTGGTAGTGCGATTTGAAGACTCATCTTTGCTTCCGTCAACTTGCATCTTAGAAGAAATTTGACTGTTTTCTTGTACAGGGAGTTCAGGGATTGGTGCTAATGGAGCAAGCGACGCAACAAAGTCAATGGCTTTAACTGTAATTGTGGTGTTTGTGGTACCTTCATTGTTGTTGACGTTGACTGTCGTTCCACCATCGGTTCTGCCATACCCACGGTGTCGCGCTTTGTTGTTCAACCAGTATTGTACAGCTTTCATGTCCCCTTGTACTACAGCTTTAATAAGATGCCCTTCAGCTATGTCACTAATAACGTCTGTCGCTAGTTCATAAGCGAGACGAACATCATCGTATTCTTTGATGTAATAAAATACATTTGCCCTCGTACATCCTAGTAATCTTGAAGCTGCTGTTACATTTCCGTGCGTTTTCTCTAAAGCAACAATGACATCTTCTCGCTTGATATTTCGATTGTGCCCTACCGGGTTACTCATGGGTATCCATCCAGTTCACAGTCTGATGTTTTATCCCACGAAGTCAATGGAAATACTCGATATTCAGTCTCTAATGTTGATAATGTTTTTAGCGACACTCCTTGTGGAATGTGCCCTGCTCCACGCCAACGTTCTGCTGTCCATTCAACAATCCATGGAATTGAAGTTTTGACCTTTCGTGTTCGTCTACCGTCTCGAAAAGCGTCAATCCCGATCGTTGCTGTTAGATCATATGCATGCGAATAGTCTTCACGGAAAAGTTCAATCACACGTTGTGTAAAGTTGCGATACAGTACTGCCGGCGCAATCACGTACGTGATCGCGTCTTCCTGTGATTCTTCATCAATTTTGTTCAACGCTTCTTCAATAGACTTTACATTTACAAACTCTGCATGGTAAATATGCAGTTTATAGTAGGATGTATATCGTTCACAACTCGGAGGAATAAAAACGATCCAGCGATGCATTGTTTTCTCCTTATCTTTCTTCAACACTCGGCACGCATGCTTGAAAGGATGAGCAAGGTAATCCAGTCATTTAGCACCGTGTCCTCACGTTACACACGGTCTCGGTTTACCGAGCGTTGAAGATATTTGAAATCACTCAATATTAATGGTGGCCTTCATCGTCGTCAACCAAGTGCATTGCATCAATTTTGGTTTGCTCAGCACGAGCGACCGTTCGAGTTAGTCCTGCAGCAGTTGCAGCCGCCGCAACGCCTTCAACAATGCGAGTTGCAATGCTTGCAGCGTCCATTGTAGCACCCGTAGACACTGCAATAATTAGCGCGCTCATAATGCCAGCGACAACAGCGACGAGTACACTGATCCAAGGTCTAACATTTGGAGCCGCCATTTTGACAAACTCGACAACATATCCTGTTAGAACAGCTGCACTCGTAATCGTGACGACTGATTCCATATAACACCTCTTTCAATGTTATGGCATAAGTAGGCGAACAAAGATAGGAACAACAATGACTAAAACTGCCAGTCCACCAAGGATTCGAGCATTGTGCTGATCAAGCATATCAAGTCGACGTTCCATACTGTGAAGTTCGTGATCACCATATTCAAATCGTTTTTCGAACGACTCAATTTTTGTTTCAAGTTTAGCGATCTTCCGTTCCAAATCACTGATCGCTCGAAGAATTTGACTAATGTCTGTGTCAGTCACTATATTCTCCTACAACTGTTCGTACACTAACGTCCTTACTCTTGTCATTGAAATTGCACGACCCGGACACGTCTTAGGAGAGCCACAATCTCGGTGACCTATGATACCAATTGGTGCTCGTGGTAGCCATCGGTAAAGTTCAACAATTGTATTGATGACAAGTTTTTCCATTGCTGGCGACCACCCTTCTTTATCGTACCATCCAACGACTTCAATGCCAATGGAGTTAGTGTTACATAAACCTGCGTGGATACCTCTTTCATTGAGTGCAGTTAATTGCCAAACACCATCATCGCTAGGACGTGGAGCACCACTTGAAAGGAATAAGTGAGGGCCACTATCCCATCCTAGACTAATATAGTAACGTCTAATTGCCTCCATTGACATTCTCCCACGCCATTGTTTAAGCGTGGGAGAAACAGTATGGTGTACAACGATCGTTGAAACCCAGTCACAGATATGATTATTGTGCAACCGAAGATGCGCTCCAAATGTTTGCGGAGTAGACCACTGACGAATATCTGATCGAAATCTTGGCGTGGTCATAGTTTTCACAATACATCTCCTTTCAGTCAAAGTAAAGATAAATTATAGACAACAACGTCATCATTGAGGATCAAGTGGAGACAATGTTTTTGATGCCTGTATTACAAGTCGCTGAGTAGGAGTGAGCAAGTTATGTTCAATACTGTTCCAATATACTATGCGAGCATCGACATCGGCAATGATTTGATAAATACGAGCTCGAGTAACTTTGTGTTCAATAGAAATATCCTTGACAGGCAGTCCAGTTTTGACAAGTCGCCAAATTTCGTAGTCTCGAGAGGTAATTTCTGTCCGTCTTTTGTTTGGCAGACGAGCTTGATGTTTCCGAAGAGGGATAATTCCCGACGCACGACATCGATACTGCACTAACCGAATTTGGCTTACAGACCATCCGAGTTTAGCCGCAATTTCATACGATGAAAGACCATCGTTAGTCATTGAGACAACGTGTTCCTCTAATTCGCGTTCAATACCGAGAGCTTCGAATTTATACGCCCTCCAAATGTGAGAAATTCTAAATGCCGGGATACCAGTCATAGTTGAGATTTGAGCAATCGAAGTATTTCGTTTACGAAGTGCAATGATAGTATCAACTTGTTCTTGTTGCACAGGTATTGACTTGGGCATATACATCACCTTTCATTATATAGCAGTATAATACAAAGTAGCGTCCTGAATATCCTTGAGCAATTCAAGGATGTCTTCTTTTGGTTCAAGGATGTATGATGATTCTGGAATATCTTCTCCACTAAAGATTCCGTTTGATTGAATGCTATCTAAGACAGGAGTAAACGATTCATTGTTTGAAAGTGGAAAATCCCAAGAATTAGTATACTGTCGAGCAATTTCTTTTGATATAAATGGCCCAATGTAGATACGTCGCCGAGTCTTTAGACCAATATAGAAAGGCCAAGATTGACAAGCTTGAACAAATCCAACTATTCCTTTGTTGAAGTGGTTAATGAAATCAGTAATGTGTTCAGCATCAATTTCACAAGGACACTGGACAGAGACGCGGTTATGTTTTGTTTCAAATACAATACGCCAACCAGTTAGGTCTACATTAGTGTGTGTTGACTTAAAAGCAGCCCAATGAACAAGTCTACTAATTGCATAATAATTTTCTGCAGCTTGATTACCCGCTTCATTGTAAAAAACGACGACAATGTTTGGTCTATTTACCACGTTGCGTCCTCCTGTCCTATTAACTGAGTAAGTATAGTATATCACAAAAAATGTTTCTGTCAAGTGATTTTCAAAAAGTCTCAGAGGAGTTTTTCAGACATAATCATTATGTCTACAGCGCTGGTCCGGAGAATGTTCAGGCTCATAGTCGAATCGTAGTGCGCATCGTCAGGACTTGTAAAGACAACAACTCTTCCGATCTGCGCGTTAGCAATGACTTTAGCACAATCAATACACGGAACACTTGTCACATATAATGTACAGTAATCGTATCCCCGTCCATGGACTGATGCATTGATGATTGCGTTAACTTCCGCATGAATTGCAATGCAGTTATTGTAATTCAGCCCTCGATCACCGGAAGCACGAGGACATAACGCTGCACACGAGTCCGGTGCAACCATGCGTCGTGGAAAACCGTTGTAACCAACGGAGATGATGCGGTTTTCTCGGTCAACAAGCACAGCACCGACTTGCCGGTTCACACAAGGTGAACGTCGTCGCACAACGTTGCCGACGCTCATCCATGTTTCATCCCATGTTGATCTCATGTTGCCCTCATATTTTTACTCGTCTACCATCGTACGTCCATGCATGATCTTCAACATCTTCAGACCATAACCAGAATAGATGACGTACTTTACACCATCTTCCCGTATAGTCCCCTTCCCGGATTCGGCGTTTCAGACCACATGGTTGAAGCCCAAGAATAGGTGCCGCTTCGTTGACCGTTACCCATCTTCCCGATCTTCCCGATACTGATTCGCGAATCTCTTTTGCAATGGATTTCCAAAATGGATCAACGACGTCGTCTACCGACCAGAGCATCCATGAAGTACGATTGCGCATCCACGCTTCAAATGATTCTTCGGTGATGTAATACATCTGCACTTTGGTTTTGTCTTGCCTTGCATTACCGTACGGAGTCATCGGGAATCCATTTTTGCGCCATGTTATGAGCAGGTTTGTATTAATGTGGCGAAAAATCTGTTTGAGTTGCGGAGAAGTAAGCACAGGAGTCATTGTCCCTTGATGCCGTTTGCTTCCAGCAGCTTGCGCAGCACCAAATGCAATCGTGGACCTTACTCGAGATCGAGGGACTCCTGCAATGCGAACAACTTGGTTGATACTTTTCCCTTCGTCGAGAAGTATTGAAATCCGGTCTCTTTCTTGAGGTGTCTGTGAATAAACGATTTTTGATGGTGGCTTTGTTCTTTTCCGACCTTCTGCCTTCAACCTTGCTCGGTATGCTCGTTCTACATGGATAGATTTTGATCGATGACACACTCGACATCTAGCATGCTCTCGATTACTTTTCGTCCATGATTCTCCGATTGTGTTGCATGTTACGCACCACACAAGGTTTTTAAGACGAAGTTGTTTTCGGCAAGGTGTGCATACAACACATCTTGGGTGAATATCTTGATCAGTTGCGCAAACGTTGCACGTTCTTTTCGTCACAGAGAGTTCCTTGCTGCAAAAGGGTCTGGAATAGAAAGATATTCACAAATAGTCTCTGCTGCACTTTTCCATCCATAACAAACATAGGCAGCGTAGCCATGAAGACGAAGTTTAGTAATCCATTCTTGTTGTTCAGGACGAACTTTACCTTTTTGAGATTTTAATTCAATCCATAGACCGCTAAATTTTGTTGTTGTAACTGCAAGGAACAAATCTGGAATTCCGGCTCTGACTCCTTGTGCTTTAAGGCGTTTACCAGATGTCATAGTACGGTATTCGCCATTGGGGATATGAAAGATCATCCCAATTTCTGGATGTTGCCCTTCCATCCATCTACACCAGCTAATAAGCGTTCTTTGTTCAGCATCTTCAGTAGGCGGCATCTCTTTCCTCCTGCTTGTTGACAGAAATAATGTATTGAATACGTCGTTCAGTGAGATTATAAAAATTCGAAAGTTCTTTAATGGTGGCTCCACCACGGCGTTTTCTGATAATTTCCCGGTTTCTCATGGTAAACGAACTTCTTGTGCCTTTATATCTATTAATAATGCTCGACACCGTGCTTTGTCCTAATGAATACTTCTCCGCCACTTCTTTTTGAAGCATGCCAGATTCGTAGTCACGAATAATTGCTCTGTATCGTTCCATGTGTCGAGTAATGCTCGGCGTCAACGTTCGTTTGATCAATCGAATTGTTGCTCCGGTAGTTTGCGCGATTTCATCCCATGTTGCACCCTTCTCCGCCATAGCAAGGATCGTTTCTCGTCGTGCAATACGTTCTTGCGCACCTGGCCGTGACATGTTGTGGTTGAGACGCTCTTCTTCCCATTGTCTACCGGAGAGTTTGGCGAGTCTACGATAAATATATTGAGATGTAACGTCATGTTCTCGTGCTATCGTTGATACGGCAATACCGCGCCGATACTTGTCCATCCAGATATATTGCTGATACTCCACGTCAGGAATTCGTTTTGGCTTCATGAGATGCTTTCCTTTCTACTTCCCGAGTAAAGATAGTAATTGCAAGAGCATGACGACTAATGCTGTTTTGAAATTGCTCTGTCGTCATTTTGTATTCACAAAAGAACTTCCAGATTTTGGCAATACCGGGATCCCTCTGCACAGTTCGCTCAATCTTTTCCGCGACGTCTGCTTTGATGAATGCGCCGCAGACCAGTTTTGTTGAAACAACTTCAGCAGAAGACTGAGTCTTGGGATTCTTGGCAAACGTCCAAGCGCACTGCATATCCGAGAAACGGTCACACAGAGCATCCGGGAAGGAATCATACGTGGCCCACCATTTTTCGGTAGTTTTCTGAATCAAAGCGTTGAGACGAAGTATTTCTTTGTCGTGGATAGAGATACGAGCAGATGCTTGCTCTAGACATGAAGCGCAGCACGTGACGCTTGAATCCGATTTTGAAAAAGGACTACACGAAAGACAGTTCATGTGCGGTGCTCTCCCTTTTTGTTCAAGGAAAAAAATATACCACGTAACCAAATTTTAACCGGTAGGAAATTTGGCTTTGCTATGCCGTGAAATAGCATTTGACATAAATATTATGTAAACTTATGTACTCTCTCACCCTCTGTCAGACCTGTCAGAGTGTCAGACTTTGCCTGTTTACCGCATTAGAAAGCCATAAAAAGTCTGACACCAACTCTGACACACACATAAAGCCTGTCAGACTTTGACAAACATGACACATATATAGTATACAACCTCTCCAACTCTGACAGGTCTGACAGGTCTGACAGGTCTGACAACTCTGACAACTCTGACACCGTTTTATGCCGTTACTCTAAAGAACTCTGTCACACGCACTCTGACTCTGACACTCACTTTCTCTTACGCTCTTACTCTATCTATCTATACATATATATATATATATATATATATATCTTTATATATATATATATAAAGATATATATATATATAAAGAGAGAGAAAGTAAGAGAAAGAGTAGTGACTCCTTTAGAGAAAACATAGTATTATGTAAACCGACAGATGGTAAGCCATTTACAGAGATAACGACGTAACCCAAGTTTTGGCAATACCCTACCCCGCTGTACCAACTGGGATTTCCCGTCGCTCTACGAACCTCTCAAGTGGCTTATAGGGCATCTTTAGAATATCTCGTGGTCTGCAGAGGTGCCTCGTCGATACTTGCCATAGCCTACTTTCTCTACGGTACCCTCAGCGGTCATCCGTCGTAACAACTGATTCACGGTATTAACCGACTTTCCAAGATCGACCGCCATCTGACGCGGAGTCCAATCTTGACCATCCTGCATTAAATCAAGAACAAGTTTTCGTTCTGCAGTCGCACTAGCCTCTGCTGCTGTTCCGTCGACAATAAAAGAGCACGTCATAGCATCCCATCGTAATGCCAATGGGTCATCATGGATAAGATCACGTCCTGAAAGACTTAGCACTACAGTGCCTTCATTGGTTCGCGATAAAATCCACATTGTTGCTACGGCAGAGTTGATACCCAGCGTTCCCGACACCTCATCAAATACATCATCACCTTTAGCTTTCCTTGTGTGATGAATGACAAGGATTGCAATACCATAGCGTTCTGCAAATCGATTGAGTTCAACCAAGAATGCTCTGTCGTATTGATATGAGTTTTGGCGAGGATCAACAGGAGGTCTTACTTCACTTAAAAGATCTACAACGACCAATTTTGTATCAGGGTGTATCATCATCCATTGCTCAAGACGAACTAGACATTCATCGCCTTGTACCCAGTCTGTGTAAACATGAAATTTTTCGGGCCATGTTACATCAATACCTAAGACCTCCCCTACTCGATGTTGAATGCGGCGTTGATTACCTTCCAAGTCAAGATATAGTACTCGCCCTTGCATAACTTCAAGTCGTCCGAGTGCTTTACCACCTAGTGATACGGCTAACGCGATATTCAATGCAAGCCAAGATTTCTTCATTTTTGGCTTTGCAGCCAACAATGTTACTCCTTCGGGCATAATATGATGTACAATCCATTGCAGTGGCGGAAACTCTACTTGTTGTAACTCTGCCAACGTCACGCCAAGACGCCACCATGGAGTTTCAACTAATTGCGCAGACTCTGTTGTGTTTTGTGTTTTTTCTACATTATTCTTTTCTGGAATGCTCTTGGGATTTTCCATGCCAGCTCGTAAGGCTCCAGTGACTGTTCCACGGGCCTCAGAGATGGATAATCCTGAAACTACGGCAGCATCAATAAATGCGTTAGCTACGTCTTCATAGTTTAGTCTTCCCGACTCAATGTATCTTGCGATAGCAAATGTAGCCCGGTTGAGCGTGTCGTTTCGTGTCCCTTCCGGGGCGGTCTTTACACGTTCCAGTTCAGCGTTTAGTGCTGCAGTAACATATCCTTGTCGTCGTTTATCTTCATCCAGTGAACGTTGTTGTTGTAACATTGACGTTGCATAGTGAAACAATTCATTGATTAACGATTGATCTTCAGATATTGCATTGTTCCCAATGCTTTTCCCGGTCACGGTAAAAAAACGTTTTGTTCCATATAGTTCAACCGTTCGTGTTGCTACTGAACTCGGGATTGTTCCGCGTATCCACGCCTTAATACCGTTTCCAGACGGCGAAATTTCACAATACGTTGAACGCAGACGATTCATCCAGTGCTCAGCCCACGGCAATGGTGATCCATGTTCATTTAAGCAACCATCAAGGTCAACTCCTACAAAATCATTAGACAGAACAAAACCAATTCCATCATATGTCTCTGTTTTATTGAAAACAGTAATGGCTTGCTCAAACGTCCCCCAATGATTAGGATTTGTTGAAGAAGCTCGATATCCTGTCTGTGTAATTTGATAAGGTATCTTTGTATCTTTGTTATTTCCATCCCGCGACTCTTTCTTCCAAAGAACCCACTGACGTCGTTGTTTTAGTTCTTCTGGAATAGCATTGACAGAAATCGTAGGTGCCATTGAATAGACTCCTTTTGTACATAATAGAAACAAGGCGAGCTTCACTATGGCTGAGAACAACGTGAATTACTTCACTGCCCCGGCTGTGAAAACCCGCCTCGTGCTGAGAATCTTACCTTACGCAGTTCTTGCAAGACTCATGAACTAGAAGGAATCCAGCTCAGGTGCAGTGTTGTGCGTACTGTGTGATCCATTCGAAGGGTTTACCCCTCCGTTACCTGACCCGTTAGGAGATCCGTCAACATTCGTTGTAAAGAACATATTGAATTCGGAGCGCAATGCTTCGCCTCGATTCAACATTGTTTTTCCAACGTACATTGCCGAAATCCTTTCTTCGGTACTCCCCAGTGGCCACTGCCATACAGGCGGTGTCACTTTTGGTCCGTTCTCGGATGTATCTTCGTAGATGGGCTTGCCTTTTGCGTCCACAGCACTCGCTACTGTTGCCCAAAATGCCCATGCGGGAATTCGAGGATTCTTCCGAGTTCGCCGCGCCTCGTCAAGAATCTCTTTGCGATATGCTCTCCACCCATTGATGATTGCCATTGACGTCTTGATTCTCTTAGCCGACCACTTAACCGGACCATCCCACCCCTCAACCATGCACAATAGTTCGGTATAGACGGACCATCCTGATGGGCGATTTTCACGAGAAAACCGGCCTGTCAAGAATTCCAAGACGCCATCTGGCTTAATGTTGACATCTTGTGTCCGGATTCCAATCGGGGCCAGCTTCAACTTCGCGGTTTCCCACCCGTCTTCCTCTTCGCCACTCGCAAATACTCTCGTAACTTTCTTCCAAGGATTATCAAGACTATCCGCGCCGACCTGCTCCAAGCGACGTTGAGAGACGAAGAATGCTCCGGGAGTCCTTAGCATAGGCGTCCCATTGTACCAATTAATTCTTAGACTTCCATCACCCGTCGAAAACGTGTCGTCGTACTGAGTCGAAAAAGTGTCCAAATCCGAAAGCGACATGGGTTTTCCTCCGTTACCTTTGGCTTGCCAGACCGGTGATTCATCACCTTGTTGTTAGTATACACGATAGCGAGTCATTTGTCAACACGAAATCCGACGAGATTGTCTGTGTTTTGCTGCGCCTCCTGAATTCGTCGATACGCACTAGACTTGCTCCACCCTTTTTCTGGGCAGTAATAATATACTTGAGTGTTCTTAAGAAAACGCCACATTATGTCTTGTCCTTGTCGTAGATATTCAACGTTCGCTTCTCGACCAACAATGTTTTCATTGACGACAGGACGTGGTGGAACAATGTCAGGGTGTAATACTATATGAGGAACATTGACACCGTCTTGAATGTCCTTTGTTCCGGCAATGATTTCTACAATTTCTCGGTAAATATCTTTGTGCCACACAATACTTTTTCGCATTTTATCCCAGTCTCTGTAACCAAATGTTCGACTAAGAATTTCTCGAATGGTCTTTGAATGAGCATGTGTCTTTGCTAAATCTCGAATAGTGATCTGCATATTTCGATCTTTTAAGACGTTACGCCTTGCAATCGGCCACAGGTCTTCAACAATACTGCTCTCTATTTCTAGCATAGTTGCGACAATGTGAATTGGTGTTGACGTCTTTGATCGATAAAGATTTTCCATGCGTTGGCTAATGAAAATCTTTGCTCGTTCGTGTTCAGGTTGAAAATGTTGTAGATGTTGTCGCCATGCTGAGCGAGAAAATCTATGCTCTCGCATTAGCATTTCTCGAGTAACTCCTTTTTTGTATCGTTGCTGAATAACGACCCATTCTTCAGAAGTGATATGACTTCCATATGCTTTATTGTGTATGGTTTGCATGATTACCTTTCAACAAATTTACTACAAAACATTTCTGTGTTGTGCTAACGACGAACAATACTCCACCGAGCATGCTCTCGAATTTCAGCCCAAGGACTAAGATCACCCAAGCGATATTGTTTCCAAACCTGAGTAAATTCCAAGCCATTCTTTTCTTCGTCAGTACATGCGATAATGACTCTTGCTCCTGCTTCTCGATAAAGGTTGATCAAAGGAATATGTACTTCTTCTGGTTCATCATGCAGTGCAGGAATTAACAAAAATTCTTCATTTTCTGGAAATAGTGGGTCGTTATATACTGCTGTAGTCCATTCTTCTGCAACTACGTCGATCGTTGATACATCATCGACCGCAACGATGTATTCATCGTAGAAACCAGTATCATAAAGACTTTTTTGAATTTCTTGCTCAATAGGAGCAATTGCTTCGTCGTATTCTTCGGCAATATTGAGTACCAACACAGTCATAGGCATGATTTTTTCTTTCTTTCGCTTTACGTTTGGTGACAGGTGACAATTTTTTCTACTTGTTTAGAATATTTCCCATCTCGTTCACGATATTGTCAGTTTCTGTACCCTAAGTTGCATTCTGATATTTTTTGTCCTTTCCAACAATTGTTTCAAGCCCATTGTCTTCATCTTCATGCCTAAAGGTTCGTTACCTCTCTCTCACCCTGACGCTCGAATTATACCACGAGATTGTACCAACGTCAATCGGTTTTTGGGTCAGTTTTGGACCAATTTTGGGTCAGTTTTGGACCAATTTTGGGTCAGTTTTGGACCAATTTCCTATGCCCCGCGGGCAAAGCCGTCTCTGAGTTGCACCATACCAGTGGGTGAAGCCATCCCCTAGGAAGTTTTACGAGCGATTCTACCCGCCATACCTTGATTCTAGCATGACCTCGCCCGTGTGTGGCGTGCTAAGTGCGAATCCGGATCACGCTACAAGCGTTATGGAAATGACAAAGGACGGGTTTTACCCCGCCCTTGCCGTGCCTTCGTCGTCAGTATCAGATTTCGTCAAGTGCTCGATATGACATTCGAGCCAGCTTCATAGTGATCTTTTTAGTTTGATACTCCTTCGACGACTTTCCATACTTCTTTTCAGCCTCAGCCAATTCTGCTTTCGCATCATTCCACGCTGCGAGAAAGTTCGCGCGCGTCACAACGTATTCGGAGAGAGGGAACGATGCCCACTTGGTAATGACGATCTTTGTGTCCATCTTGGAGTCCATTGCTTCGCTCTTCTTATGCGTCAGGCCTAGGGGCCCGTTACCCCTCTCTTACTCTGACACTAAAATTATACCACAAGACTGTGTATTAGTCAAGCGGATTAGGAGTCAGTTTTGGACCAATCTTGGGCCAATTTTTCGAAATCGTCCCCGCTGGCGCAGTCGTCCCTCAAGCGAACCATTAGAGAACTTCCTCAAACGGCAGATCACTTTGGCGCAGGCCTTGGGGTCTCTTCGTCCTATCCCACCGTAGAGGACATTGAACGGCATCAAGCCTGTCTGCCATCTCTCTTGTGCATTTCTTGCGGCTTCCATGGTTTCGAGCAATATTTGTGGAATCGGCAGAGGCAAACGGCCACCTTCCACCGCATATCTTTAGCCCGCGCATCATATGCACCCAAGGCCGTGCTCCTGTCGCCTCAATCACCTCCCAAGCCTCGTCCGCCCTGTCTTGCCATTCCTTTGATCCAACGCTCCAATACATGCCCGACGACCCAAAGGCTATGCGGGGATAGGCGTAAACAAGGTCTCTTAGCCAATCAAGCGGCAGGTTCATATGCCACACTGCGCATGACAGATGCTTCGGGTATGGCCATCCTTGCATGTACGCCCGCTGGTCGTCTACGCTTCCGCCAATAACGTCTGGGATAACCGCCCAGTTTGCGCCATAGAGTCGCTCGTCCAGCCACCTGATATACGCTTCTTTGTCGAAGGCGACGCCCCGCGTATACGCGCTGAACGCTCCGTTGTCCCACATGATGCTTTGGGCGTTCTCTATACACCACTCGGCATCGTTGGGGTTCGCGTAGGACACGCAAAAGTTTCTTCCTGCAAGTTTTATTAGGTGAGGGTCGCGCCTTGTAATTGGCGTCCCGTGATAATGGATCACTTCACTCGCTTATAGTAGAGGTAAAGCGCGACGATGAGACTTGCGTAAATCTTTGCGATGGCGGTTCCAAACGACAACTCCACAGAGCCAAACGCTATCCACACAAAGAGCAGACTGTCAACGAAGGCCCCTACAACTCCAGATGCCAGCACGGCTAGATGCTTTCCCTGCCGTCGCAGGGGCGTGTAGACGGCGAGATCGAACAACTCTGCGACAATGAATGCGGCGGCTGATGCAATTGCGATATAGGGGGAGGACGTCAGGAATGACAGTGCGCCGCCGCACAGCACCGCAACGGAAGCCCACTTCCAACTTGTGAGTTCTTGCAGCCAATCTCGGAGCACAAGGGCTAGGCCGATAAAGAGAACTCCGCTCGGGGCCATAAGGCCGAAGCCGACGGGGATCAGGCAGGGGCCGCCTTTGAGGCACGTTGTCCCGACATTGGAAATAAACCAATTTGCCAAGGGGATTGTTGCGGCAAAGAGGAAAAAGACCAAATACTTCATCATGGAGTCTCCACTTCACTTAAGAACACTAGTATATACCATCATTCGAAAGAGTGAAGTATATTCTTCTCTATATTATACTCCTCAGGAAAGTCACATTTTGCGTTGTCTAGGAGATAGTGTGAGAACAAAGTCAGGTCTACCAAAGCGTAAGGCCATTCGGGCTACACCCCAATTCTCGTTTGGCTTTCGTGATAACCCTAGTACTTTTCCCTACCGTAATCCTCTGATTGGCCCTAGCTTGGCAAAAATTACTGGAAGCCGAATTCGCACTATATCTTTATTTGCCGGGTGCGGCGGTTTTGATTTAGGGCTTCTTGGCGGCTTTAAATATCTAAATGAGTACTACGCCCCACTTGGATTTGAAATAGTTGGAGCATATGATATAGATCCTAAATCAATCGATACGTATAAACTAAATATTTCAGATCGTGCAGAAATTTGCAATCTCGTTGAAAAAGATCTTGAATCTCTACCCACAGCTGATTTACTTCTTGGTGGCTTCCCTTGCCAAGATTTTTCTTCTTCTGGACTGAAACAAGGTCTAGAAGGAAAGCGCGGCAGATTATATAGGATATTAATTGACTACATGAATATTCATAGACCTAGTGTAGTTGTTGGTGAAAACGTCCCTCATCTTGGAAGAATGCATGATGGCAAAATCTTACATACTATTGTTTCAGAACTCGAAGAGGTCGGATATAAATTTAAAGTATGGGATATAAACTGCCCAGACTTTGGTTTACCACAAAGTAGGCGTCGCTTATTCATGGTGGGAGTTAGGAATGATCTCGTTGGGCATCCCATACCCCCAATGATGACCCACTTTATGGGTTATCGACCTATTGAAGATGCCATTGATGATTTAAAAACAATTATAGATGAGATGGTACCTAATCAAAGTCAGTATTTTGTAGCTACCGTTGCAACAGCAGGAGCAGGGCAAGGAGATCAAATCTCACGTAGAGGTGAAGTCGCTTACACAGTTCGCGCGAATGCTAAGGCTCGTATTCATTTCCATTATGAGTTAGAAAGGAGGCTTACAGTACGTGAATGTGCTAGGCTTCAGTCTTTCCCCGATGAATTTGTATTTCCTCATTTCGCAATGAATAATATGTCCCAGATAGGAAATGCTGTTCCTCCAATTATTGGTAATCATGTTGGGAGAGCAATAATGGATTTTTTCGACACCTTAAAAGCATAGTTAAGGCTTTCTGAAGGAAGATCGCTCATTTATTGGAAATAAACCAATTTGCCAAGGGAATTGTTGCGGCAAAGAGGAAAAAGACCAAATACTTCATCATAGTTCTACTCCTTTTGCGCCATACCCATGAGAGTGGGTGTCGTTTATTCCAAGAGGTTTCTCAGACAAGGCTGCTACCATCTGCTTTGCGACAGCCTCAATCATCGTAACAGGAACACTGTTTCCACATTGTTTTCTGATAGCCGAATCCGTGACGACCGTTGGAAAATCTTCCGGGAACCCTTGCAGACGCAAGTTCTCTCGTGGTGTCAGTCTTCGTCTTCCGTTCACCAAAAGATAATTATGACTCGCTCCAGCTCGCAGCGCGCACGAATACGGTAGAGGATTAATGTTTCCAGATTTGTTTTCGTGGCAGATCCACGGTTCAGGAGGAAGTTTCTTTCCGACCAACCGAACTTCCACACTCAATTGAACCGCTTCCGACGCAAAATGCTTTTTGTCAACCGCCTCATCTGGCTCCAAGAGTGTAGCCAGCGTATTTTTTAGCGGCTGGTGCTGTGGCCATTCAAAAGGACGGTTTTCCTTGAATCCCACAATGATTACTCTCTCGCGTTTCTGTGGAAGGTTGTAATGAAGAGCGTTGAGGATGCGCCAGTGGATATCATATCCAAGCATTTTGAGATGCGCTAAAATAACGTTGAACGTTTGTCCGTTGTCATGAGCAACAAGATTTCTGACGTTCTCAAGCAAAAAAGCATTGGGCTTCTTGGCGCGCAGGATACGCTCAATCTCAAAAAACAATGTTCCGCGTGTGTCATTGAATCCTTTCATCCCGCCAATAATCGAGAACGCTTGGCAGGGGAATCCAGCAGCCAAGATATCGTGATCCGGAATATCAGAGTTTTGGATTTTGGTGATGTCACCTGATGGTTTGTCGCCGAAGTATGCCTCGTACGTCTTGGTTGCATCAGAATCCCACTCAGAAGAAAAAACGCATTTCCCACCAGCTCGTTCAAAACCGAGACGGATTCCGCCGATTCCAGCAAATAGATCTATAAACTGCATTTGACTCTGCCGTCAATAAGTGCGTTCGTGGCAAGCGTCGTATCTGGCGTTTCATGCGTCATATCTTCCTCCGTCAGGTTACTAGCGTGGCTCGATACCACATTATAACACGCAACGAACACTCTACAAACGACAAAGGACGGGTCTTACCCCGTCCTTATCGTATCCGTCTTTGTTGTGTTTTGTTACTTCCTCGTCATGGGCATGATGACGTGCTGATACGTGTATGTTTCGGTTTTGTCCCGAATGATGAACGGATCAATGCTTTCTCCGGATCCACCGATAGCCAATACCGTATTCGACGCCGAAACACCACGAATGGCGGTCTCCAGATACGCAATGTTCACCCCAATGGTGGCCATGTCATTCCGTGAAGTCTCGACCACCTCAACATCCTGAGTGATGGTCCCCTTATCACTCGTAGCCGAGATGGTCAGTACCCACATACCTGGAAGCATCTGATGGATCTTCAACTCAGCTCTTGGAGCATTCTTGTCCACGTAAATTTTCACCAAGCGGACCGCAGCCAGCAGTGCTTGAGTATTGATGGTTGTTGTCGGGAATGACCTCGTTCGGTCAATGATTGCGCCAACGTTGGGATACTTCCCGTCAATCAAGCGCCCCTGCACACGTTGACGATTCGTCTCGACGACAGCCAGCATTGAACGATCAGTAAGACAGACCCCGACCGTGTCGTTTTCTTTGGCAAGCCGGAGCAGTTCGTTAACGTTCTGCGTTGGCAGGATAATGGACAACGGATTCCAATCACTCGTAAACTCAATGATTGTCATTCGAAATCCGTCTGAAGACGCTACCATTACCTTGTCGTGATTCTTGGAAATGGCAACACCAGCCAGTGTAGGCCGTGTCGTCTCTGTTGCTACCGTGGTGATAGCACGGCTCAGCGTATCAATGAGGATTTGGCTATCCAACGACACCACGTCTTCCGCGACTTCTGGCATCATCGGGAAATCATCTGGGTTCAGTGTTCCCAATGTGATGTTTACACCGGTACACGTAATGGTGAGCGTGTTTTCGCTGTATCCCAGTGTGATGGTTTCACGTTCAATGGCGTTCAGAGTCTGGAGGAGTTGAGCGTGCTCAACCGCAAACGTCACATCCCCACCTGCTTCGACGTCAAACGAGTACGAAGCCGTGGTCTCCAGATTTGTTGTCTTGAGCGTCATGGTGCCGTTCTCCACACGGCAAAGCACCGCTGAGAGAATTGGCATTGTCCCCGTCTTCGCGACCGACTTCGAGACACTTACGAGACCAGTCCTGAAAGGTTTGACCGAAATCTGAGTCATACCCTTGCTCTTTCTGTATTCAAAACCATAGTTCCCTGACATAGAGTATACTACATCTATGGTATTTTGTAAACACCATGGAATGCTACGACTGAATAGCGAAATCCTCAGTAAAGGAGAACCCTGTGGAAGACGTCGCAAAGCCCTATATCATGGTATACCTTGGACTCTCTGGGAAACAATACTCAGTCGGGCCGTTTACGTCTTGGGGTAAAGCGAGTCTGTGGCTGCATCATTTTTGCCGGCATGATATTCCGGAGAATGCGTTGTTCACGTCGTCCATCTTGATTCCGGACAACGAAGAACTTGGCGGAGACGGCGGTCTTGTCGGCACAACGTCGCTGTATCGAGTTACACCAAGTGAAGCGTTCCGGGTCGTGCTGTTCGATTTCTCTGTAGTCCAGATGACGACTCAGCCCACGACTCAGCCTACGACTCAGCCTACGACTCAGCCTACGACTCGGTCAGAAAAGCACGACGCGCTACGCAATGAAGAAGCTAGTATTCCGTCATGCATGGTCAATCTTCCGGAATGGTACGTGAACGGATGGCGAGGATTTGATCTTGATAATCCGCTTATCGCATACACTGCAACGGTGTGGGCTGAATCCTTTTTGACGATTGACGACGACCGTCACGAAGAAGGCTGATTCCGATTGATCAGGTTTTGATACGCTTCAA